AGTATCTGACTGAGAAGATCCTGAAGCAAAATAGTAAGGATCAGCAGTATTTTGTCCATCGTCAGCAGTTACTTCAACAAAAGACCAAGGAGGTGGAACTGGACAAGAGCTTACAGTTATTGTAGAAGAATCAAACTGCACAGTAGCGTCTGCATGTGCGCTAAGGCTATTTCCTACACTAATATTTCTGGTAATAATATTTAGATTAGTTCCACTAAAATTACTATTCCCCATATTAAAATTAGAGTTATTGTCTGATATCCATTCACCCTCTGAATCCTCGCCCATTTCATTTTGTGTGAAAGCCCCTTTCACCCACATCAGTCGCTGCGAAGCAGTGTTTATTGCTAACCTAGATCCATGAGGAGGAGAAGGGGCAGCATCTCCTGCTCCAAATCCAGAAACCACAACACTAGAGCCCATAAAGACCCCCACTCCACTAGCAATCGAGGATGCCCAAAAAGCAGATCCATTATCTACTGTAGTTTCTGTAGTATTCCAACCAGCAAAACCTGTAGCAGAAGGACCACCAATAGCAACAACATCAGCAGAGGTTGTTAAAATGTTAGCTCTATCCGCATAGATATCATCCCAGTTAGCAAAACCTAAAGCAGAAGGACCTCCTATAGCAACAACATCAGCAGAGGTTGTTAAAATGTTAGCTCTATCAGCATAGATATCATCCCAATTAGAAGATCCAGTATCCACTGTAGTTTTTGTACTATCCCAACCAGCAAAACCAGCAGCAGAAGGACCACCAATATCACCAACACTAGTTTCAACAGAACCAGAAAAACTCTCAAGGGTAGATGATGCTTCTCTTAGATCTGCTGAAGTATCTCTAGTAACAACATAAGTTTCTTGCCAAAGACCAGACACAGCATTATCAACATTAGCATCCCCCCCTCCAGTCCAACTAGTAGAAGTATCCCTTACATCGATAAAAACTGAGGTCCAAAATCCTGAATTATCTTTAGAAACATCATAAGTTTGCTGCCAAAGACCAGACACAGCATCAGGAACAGAAGCTTCTCCTCCCTCGTTCCATAAACCCGAACCAGTTTCAACCACTGCAACAACATCTCTGACACCAGAAGGAAGAAGACTACTAACAATAGTATCTCCTGCCTTAAATTCTCCTATACCAGAAGGAGCCCCATCACCATCAAATTCTATCTTAAGAGGATTATTGTCTACCATGATACTTTATTATAGGTTCTGATTTTGCGCTAATGTATTATCTGCTCTGTTATTTCTATCTACAGGGTTTCCATAAGTTACATATACTGCTCCAACATCAGGATCAGTAAATCTAACACTTATAGAGCTTAAAGAGAACGGAGCAGGTACTAGGATTGTATAAGGAGTTTGTCCTACTGTTCCCACTACTGCTGAAAGATTTGCGGCATTATGCCAGTCGTTTTCAATAGTATCATAAGGGTGATTACCATTAACCCACCCATCTAGATATATTATACAATCTATATCTTTTACAAAACCCGTAGCGACCTCTCCTGCGTATACTTCTAAGTAAGAAGCCTGGGATGCATTATCATCCGTACCAGAAAGAATAATCTCCATTTTTGTCCCAGTAGGGGATAACCCTGGGGGGTAGTCTGCACTTACACTTAAAGGGAAGTAAGTGGGAGACTTCCAATGCTTATCCTTTATCATTTTTACAGGTTCTGATTTCCAGCAGTAGTATTAGCTGCTCTCTGGTTAACATCTCTAACACACCCGTAAGTAATATACCATTCAGGTATTTGGACACTTATATCTTCTAACTTTATTGAACTTACACTAAAATTTGAAGGAATCCTTAGCTCTAAAGGACAAAGCCCCATAACTCCTACCCTAGCCTTCCCCACAGTACCTAAATTATTATAAGGGTGGAATCCGTTTGTCCAACCTACTAACTCAACTAAAGTTTCTGATTTAGCTAAAGTTACATCTGCATCTATTCTAATATAGTTTGCATAACTCCCTAGATTATCAGTTCCAGAAAGAATAACAGTAACAGTATTATCTCCTCCCTTAACAGCACTAACACATAAAGGAAAGAAAGCTTGCTCACTCATTAGTATTCCTCCTCATCACTTTCGATTTCAGTTCCATTTACAATGTCAGAGATACTTTTAACAGCTTTCATAACCTCCGCATCGCTCATTTGTTCGGGAGGATCGTCTACCTCTTCTTCTTGAACCTCTCCAGACTCCCCTTCGTCAGCTTCAGAATCCTTTTTTTCTTCCTTTTCTTCTTCTTTTTCTTCTCTTTCATCATCAGTAGGAGAGCCCTCACCCTCTTGAGGCACAGGAGCCTCTTCATCACCTTCAGCATCCTCTTTAACTATATTCTCTACTAACACTTTGGATTTTTCAAACGCTGCCTTCACCTCATTAAAGGAGAAGAGTTCCATTAGTGGAAGATTTTCTTGAGAGTACTCTGCATGTTGGAATATTTGCTGTATAACATTATTAATATCTAAACTCTGTACCCCAGTCTTATCCTTCATGTGAGTAGATAACTCAGATAGAACTTGCTTAAGAACACTATTCTTTGGGGTTATCCTAGAAATAGCTTCAAACAATACTCGCTGAGTATTAACCAAACTCTTAAAGGAATATGATTCCTTTAAGTACTGAAGATTAACACCATACTTCTCACCAAGGAGAGTTGTAAGCTGTTTTTTAGCTGGTTTCTTCATCTCAAAAAGAAGACTACAATGAGCTTTTAATTCCTTTTCAGAAATATGATCAGTTGAGTGACCTAAGTTTCTACTTAAAGTCTCAAACAGTTTTTTCTTGGATAAGAGAGCAATATAAGGAAGTTCTTTTAAAGCCTCAGTTAAAGCAGCCCCAACCTCTTCCTGTGGAGCATACACTTTATTAGCTAAACTGTCTATAACTGGCTCATGAGCCCAAACCAGATCAAATGAGTTTTTAGCTTCTAAAAGCTCTTTCTTGATAAGTTCCTGTTGACAAATCATTTCATAGATAGATTTTTTAAAGTTGTCCTTAAATTCAAATCTACCCACACTAGCTAAATCATCTATATTAGTCTTTGGGACATTAAAAGCTTGGGCGACTGCTTCTGATAACTTTAATGAGTTAGTTATCTCTGGAACCTGAGACCGTATACTATCTTGATTCTCAGCTAAGAAGGTTACAAGTTCAGGGATGACTTCAACGAACCTACTAAATTCCTCTGCTTCAAGTATATTATGGGATTCATTAAAGATCTGAGTCTTCTTCTCTAATTTGGATGCTGTATTATTATAAGAACTTCTAGAAACTATAATATCAATTACATCTGTAAATTTGTCTTCGGAAGAAGTGTACTCATCCTGGTACAGCCCCTCTAAAAACAAAGAGATTTGATCTTTTACTTTAGAATCAAATCTCTTATTGTCTGTGAATATTGAGGAATCCTCAATATTTATATTTTCAAGAACATAAATATTGTCCTTTATAGAATAATTTCCCGAAATAACTTTATCACTCTCCGCAATATAAGTAACTCTCTTTTCAGTGTCCTCAATTGAGAAAAGTTGAAGATTTTCTCTTAAGGAGTATCCCAAATAATCACCCAACTTAACCAAGTTAGTGATATTTTTATTTCTAGATTCGAATATTTTTAGCATGTATGTATGTCCTAACCCTTAATAGGCTTCTTTATTATATAGGATTGTTTTTTTAATAAAATTTATAAATTTTACGATTTTAAAGCATTTATAGACTCAACCAGAGACATCTGCTTACTTTTTTTGCCATATTTGTTAGATATATAGGATTTTACCAGTTCCATGTCCTCGGCTGTTGCCTTTGTAGCGTTAGGCTCCTCTGGTGGAAGCGGTGCCTGTCCAGCAGGACCGACATCTTGGTTACCTGCTGCTGGCCCTGGCCCACCAGGGTTTGTAGCGGCCTGTTCCACCGCTTGCTGATCCTGGATCTTCTGGGCTTCCTCCTGCTGCTCCGCTGCCAATTTCTCTTTAACGACCTCAATCTCTTGATCCGTCATATCATAGAACTCTTTATATATCGTCTCAGTCGGAAATAGTTTAGTTCCTAATACAGCCTGTACAATTCTAGCTTTAGCTTCGTCTAATTCTAATTTTCTTTTGGTAAAGATATCCGATGGGTCTGGTAAATCAATAGATACCTCATTAATTAAAGTTTGTGGAAACTCCTTTAATTTTAAATGTCTCTTAGCTATAGAAGTAAGGCCCCTAGATACACACTCTTGTACTCTAACTATAGTTCTAGCAAACTTAACATCTAGTTGGGCTAGGTTAGCTTTTCTTTCTGGGGACTTGTCAAACTCTACAACATAATCTTTAGGTATTTTTAAAGTTGCAAGAAGCTTATCTCTAAAGTACTTAACATCATCTACCTCACCCAAATTTTCAGCACCTTTAAGAGTATCAATCTTTGTACCTTCTCCCCCTCTAACTGGAACAAAGTAGTCTTCATCTGCGGCTAGAGGGTTATACCTAGCATCAATTTTCCCATTAGCAAAAAACTTCTCTTTCTTGTACCTTTGCTTAACATCCTCCATAAAAGCTTCCGCTCTTGAGGTAGGTAAATTACCCACATCAATATAAAAAATCCGTCTCTCTGGAGCCCTAGCAAGACGATAGATAAGCATTGCGTCTTCCATTAGTTTTAAAGACCTAAAAATGCTTACAGCACCAGCAGCGATGGATTTACCGTAAGGATAGTACTTAGGGTCGGAAGTATGTAATCTAAAATGAACTATCTGATTTCTATCAAGCTCAATGTACTTCTCATTTCTTTGGAATGGTTCAGGAGCGCTCTCAAAAGAATTACTCTCTGGTATTTCTTGTAAGAATCTTTCCAAATATCCATAAGCATTCTCTACTCGGATTATATGATTAGGGTTTAATATCTTAATTCTACGCAAACCTAAGTTAGGTCTATTAACATCAGCTATTAACTCTATAAAGCAATCTCCATACTTTACAGTGTTTCTAACTATATCCCAATAACTACTTTTCAACTTTAATTTATTAAATAGTTTATTTATCTCATCAACTACCAGGGTACTATCAGAATCTACCACCCACCTTCTAGTCTTCGTATCCCTCTGTGTGGATTCGTCAGAATAAATGTCAAAAGCGGCGGTTATTTCTGGGTAATCATCCATCCTCTCGTACTCAGAATACCGTCTCTTCCTATTAATCTCTATTTCAGGTAAAAATGGTAATCTTTGGTGATACCCACTAAACATCTTAGGAGGTCTGATGGGTTTCTCTGGATTAATTAGGGTATCACCAGCTAAGGTTTCCTGAGCCTTTAAATAAGGTAAAGCTGGTGTAGCAAAAAACTTAGCGAAGAACTGACCTATCCTACCTCTAGGGTAAGTATAGGTCATTCCTTGCCCAGGCCCACCAAAAGTAGTATACCCACCAGGACCTGCATCCTCATTAATTTTATTTTCATTTATTTCAGAAGCCATGAGATATCCTCTTCTACTGTTCCCCCATAACTTTGAATATTTTTAAGCCTTATAGGGGCTAAAAGCTTCTCTGTCGGGGTTTTTCCGTGCCTGTCAATAAAATTAACAGGTATAGTATCTAAATATGTAGTCATCCCAAAGGCACAAAGAGCCAAACTAGTTACCAAATCATCATGTTTAGACTTTTCTGCCTGAGCCTTTCCTGCCAAGGATACTATAAAAGTGTTCAATTCCCCCACAGTCCGTTTAGAGTTAATTTTAATCTTATTTAATCGTAAGCACTCTTCCATCATAGCCAAAATCTCTTCCCTATTCTTAGTAGTTATTTGAACTCCTATATTTCTTTTGCTGTCAAAGTATAAATTCTCATATTGTAATCTTTCAAATAAATGATCTATTAGATTATGCCCTATGGTATTGCGTTCTAAAATTATGACAGCTAAATTATACCTCTGCCCCACTATATTTAGAACTTCTGCCAATTCATTAATGGGAGTTGTATTTGAATAGTATTCAGCTACCTGTTCTCCACTATACGCATCAAATACATGAAACGCAGAAAAATCCCTCTCCCTACCTAGAGATACATCCACCCCTATGATATACTGTCTTGACGGTTGGGGGTCTTCCCATACATACATCCTATTATTATAAGTTCTATATAGTGGACTCTTTACCCTACTATCCATATTGGTAAGAATAGTACCTTCAATATAAGTCTCACCAGTACCTAGGAACTCACACTCATACTCCTGTAGCCACTTCTTGTGACTCATATTAGACCTAGTGGTTTCTTCCCATTTATCAATATTAATTGGAGGTTCTCTTTTTTCCATATCCATATACAAATGATCATATCCTTCTATACGAGTATATTCAGGATGATCATGCCAATTAATCTGAATAGGATTAAATGAGTTGGCCCCCTCTATAGCCCTATACCAAGCATCATAATACCAGTTACCTACACCATTTACAGTGGATAGTACAAACGCCCTACCACCAGTGGAAATAATAGGATAAACAGCAGCCCAGATACTTTCAATATGTTCGATGAAAGCAGCCTCATCAATAAACAAGAAAGAACCAGCAAGAGATCGTCCTGATTGCTTACCAGACGGGCGAGACTTAATAACAGACCCAGTACTAAGTTTTAAGTTATGCATATTCTCCTGTAGGATAGTGGGCTGTAGAAATTTAGGAAGTTCATCAAACATAATCTTGATTCTATCCAAAATCTCAGTAGATTCTGTATCTCCTACGGATAGGAATACAATGGTTTTATGTTCTTGAAATATAGCCATCCACAATGCATAAGAAGCTGATATAGTCGTGCAGCCAGCCTGACGGAACTTTCTGAGGATATTAAACCTATTATCTTCCAAACAGTTTACGATCATTTTCTGGAAAGGATACAATTTAAATGGTACTAATCCTCGTACAGGGTGTACAACCTTGATATAATTAGATATAAAGTATATTGGATCAGACTTACACCGTTTGTATTCTTCTTTTATTTTAGCTAGTTGAGATTTATCCATGAAAATATTTGCATTTATATGTACTCGTAAAGAGCCTTTACCTAATTATACACAAAAATTAGTCTCCTATTTATCTAGGTGCAAAATAGAAGTAAAACTTCTAATTGGTAAGAAAAGTATATTTGAAGCTTATTCGGAAGCTGTGGGAAACGAACTAATAAAGGGGGAAGATATTGTACTATTCTGCCATGACGACATAGAAATTATAATGGACCCACAACAATTCATAGATGTTTTAATTAAAGCCTCCAGGAAACCTAATGCTGGATTCTTTGGTCCTGCGGGTACAACAAAACTATCCTCAGATGCAGTATGGTGGAACCAAAATATATGGAGGGAAGGGGGACATAGAGGTTTGGTCATACATGGAACCAACATTACAGAAGGACAATACACTTACTATGGTGCCCCAGGAAGAGTAGTATGTCTAGATGGATTATTTTTAGCTATAAATGGAAAAGCACTTAAACAACTAGATTTAACCAAACCAGAATACTTCGAAGGGGAGTGGGATTTCTACGATATTCATTATACTATTCAAGCACACCAAAAAGAACTCTATAATACAGTTGAGCCTATCTTTTTACTGCATAGATCTATAGGGGAACTAGCTGGTAGAGATTCATGGCATAAGAACAGAATAGCATTTATAAATGCTACACAGCTACCCATAATAATATAATGGAATCCTTAACTGAAAAATATTTAAAGTTATTATCTGAGTACGAAGAACTATCAAAGAAGTTTGAAAATCTTTCCTCGCAACAGGTATCTTCTACTACGCACGATACAGAATGTGAACAAAAAGTTCAGAACTGTTCTAATGCCTATTCTACCATTTATGATGCTAACAGACAATTAGTACAAGAAGTTACCAAAGTATATAAAATGTGGCTTCCATCTAGGGTAAGCTCTTTTTTCTCTACAATTATACCTTGGATTAAAAATGGTTTTAAAGTATCTAACTCAGCGGAACATAGGCTTTCTATATGTAAAAAATGTGATCTATTTATTAATGATAGCACATGCCAAGCTTGTGGATGCTATATGGTTGCAAAGACTAAAATACCACAAGCATACTGCCCAATAGGAAAATGGAAAGCTGAAAAACCTAAAGAAGATTAGGAGAATAGTTTAGCCATTTTAGGGTAGATAGTGTGTGCAGCCAATCGCCTCTTACTAGAAGAAGATCGACTACTTTTTTTAGTTGAAGAACTAGAAGATCTTCTACCAACAGGACCAGGACCACCCTCTAAATCGTCTGCATGTGGGAACCTAGTTTTCTTTCTTCTAGTAAATCCAGATCCCCCAGCATCATCATCAGATTGACCACCACCACCACCGAGCGCAGCCAAAAATGGAAGAATAGGCCACTTTCTGCCTCTTTTGGCTTTTGGCTCTTTTCTTCTCCGTTCCCTTGGAGGTCTACTAGAACCCTGTTTTTGGGCTATGCGCTCTGGTGGTCTACTTTTTTGTGGGGAGGGTCTAGGCTCTGTAGCAGGGGCTGTCGCAGTTTCAGTTGATGCTTGTGTACTAGCTTGTGGACTAGTCTGTGTACCTGTTCTAGTTTGAGTTCCAGTAATAGTTCTAGGCATTAATCTAGTTCTTACTTTCTTTTCAGCTTGTTTTTGTACAGGCTCTAATTCAGGAATTGGTTCTGTTCTAGTTTGAGTCCCAGTAATAGTTCTAGGCATTAATCTAGTTCTTACTTTCTTTTGTTGTTGTTTCTGTATAGGCTGTAATTCAGGAAGAGGCTCAGTTTTAGTTTGAGTACCCATATCACCTTCAGGAGCTTGAACAGGTTTACTTCTTTGTCTTTCAGGACTTGCTGGTTTTAATTGAAGTTTTGGTTTAGGAGTACCCATATCACCTTCAGGAGCTTGAACAGGTTTACTTCTTTGTCTTTCAGGACTTGCTGGTTTTAATTGAAGTTTTGGTTTATCAGCAACAGAAGTAACCTTAGGGTGCTTCACAGTACTCATAACATGAGTAGGTTGTAGGGTACGAGCAGTGGCGGTAGCCCCCGAAGGCTTAGTAGCCCCTATATCACTTGATTTATCACTTGGAGCATCCACCTTAGCACTTCTTGTACTTGCCCCAGAAGAACGAGGTTGCAATTGCGTACTTGCTCCAGGGGGTCTACCTTCTAACGAAGGATTAGCTAATCCAGCACCTGTAGCAGTAGCTAAAGTTGTTGCAACAACTCTAGTACCTGTACTAACATTAGCAGCATTACTAGCACCAGCTAAAGTCTTCATAGGATCAGCCTTCTTAGCAACCGCTTTAACAACCTCTTTAGTACCCCTCAATGCCGCATCAGCACCCCCTATAAACTGGGTGGTGGGATTACTAGAACCTGGAACCCTACCGAAACCAGCCTGTCTTCCACCCGCCCCCCTGCGCCCAAGTTGCGTTCCATAACGAACACCCGTGCTAACAGCAGGAGAAACCGCAGGGATACTACCTCTCAACCCTTGAGCAGCTTTAATCGCCAAAGCTCCACGCACACCTCTCACAGCAAGATTAGTAGCACCTCCCACTCCTAAGTTGGTAAGACCGAATTTTATCATCTCACCTTGCTTCTTGGCTGCTTCTATTTCGTGATCATATACAGGAGCATTACGGTTTGGGTTTGTTCTTTGGTGGTAGGTAGGAGCGGATACGCTTTGTGTCCTAGGTTCAGGTTTAGTCTCTGTATGCTTAGGAGTAAATCCTTTCGTAGTATCAGAAACTCCTGGGATTGCTCTAGCAGGAGGAGGAGCAGCACCAGCCCGTGATTTACTAAGATTTTGTTTTACATCTTGTTTTACCGTACCCTTAGAAGTTAAACTAATACCTTTTTTAGCCACACCACCTAAAGTAGGAGTAGAGGTAACAGGATCTTGGGCCTTAAATTCTAACAAACCAAATGTTCTTTCATATACTTCATTTTTGGCTGCTTTAACAGCCGCCTTTTTTTTCCTAGCAGATCTAGCTTTATATTTTTCGTGAGCAGCTTTAGCAAGTTCTGTCCCAGCATAGGCTCCTGCTCCAGCTATAAAAGAAGTACCAAAATCTTCTTTTAATCTCTTTTTCTTAGCTCTTCTATATGCTGCTATTCCCTTTGGCGTATAGTCGTAATGATCGTTTCCTAATTTTGGCATAATTTATTCCTCTGCTTCCACACCCTCTAACTCAAATATCCAATCAATTCCTTTCGCAATCCCAATTCCAGCACCAGCAACAAGCCCAAGCAAAACTACAAGTTCTGCTAAACTCATCTTATAAACTGAAAAGGGAGTTCTAAATCTAGCTTTAAAAAATATTCTCCATATTGAATTCATAATTAATTCCCTCTTCTAGGAACCGTATCTCCAGGACCCTTGTATCTTTTAACTCTATGACCAGCAGCACCACCAGGAACCGTATCTCCAGGTCCCTTATAACTTCCA